GCTGTGCCGTCTGCTTTATTATTTCCTACCTCGTGTTTATAAACATACGAAGCGCCTGCTGTCACACCAATAGGGGTATCTGATACACCTGTACTGGTAGTGGCATTTGCTGTTAAACTAGCATTGTATTCGGTAGCAATGGTGTTTTCATAGGTATAGTTTGCAAGATACGTTGTTCTCCCTAGAGTAGTAGTATACCATGTATTTTCTAAATAATTGTGAACAACCAATCTATCTATTTGCGTTGCACTCCCACTTGGATAATACCACATAATTTCATTAAACTCAGGATTGACCCCACATGCTATATCATTTTTATTCGTAAAACTAATATCATCATAGACATAATCTTCTACAGAACACGGCATCTTTTTAACTACACCATCATACATATAGAATGCATCATCACCCATCCAGTACGCTCTACCATTTACATCAATCGCTGCATGTTGTGCTATCAATCCGCAGTTAGCCCCTAACTGTCGTTGACCAAAAGTAAAGGGTGTTCCTACAAATTGAACACCGTGCAATGAAGTATCTGTCCATACAAGGATTTGTCCTGTTGACCTTACGGCTCCCACGATACGCGAACCGTCAGCAATACGAAGGGAGCCTGCTTCATTTTCAGCAGTAGGTGCCCATGTTGTTAAACTTTCTCTATCAGCAAATCTAAAAAATAAATCATCTTGTGTAGCGGAATCTGTTACCGTTGTGCATGTCCCCCATAAAAATAAATGTCTTGTATCTGCGGAAACAATATTAAACCGAGACGCTACAGGTGCTGTTGCTCCCAAACTTACAGCCCTTACACTCATTCCTGAAGATGTGTCCCATTTATATGTTCCACCATCTAAAACAGTGGCTACTAAATCTTCACCAAAATTATCTAAAGACCAGTTTCTTCCTTGAAGTGTTACACTAGAAGTAGCACGAGGTGTTCCCCATGTACTTAATCCCCATGTTGCAACGCCCCAACCATAACCATAAGTAGATGTAGCAGGTCCTACATTAATTTGATAACTTGCTGTAACCGAACCACCACCTGCAGCGGTTGTTCCTGTCGCATTTGTAGGAAAAGTAATTGTATAACTATTAGCATCGATGACTGTTGTTATTTCAAATTCATTATTAAATTCTAAACCATCTACGGTATTAGTAGCACTACCATTATCAAAGGTAACAAAATCCCCTGCGATAGCTCCATGACTTGCGTCTGTTACTGTGACTCCTGCTCCTCCTGAAGTTGTCTCAAAAGGATTAGTTAGAGAAGCAGTTTCACGGATAGGTGTTATATCCGACACAGAACCTTCAGAATAAATATAAAGTTTTCTATCCGTTCCTAATGCTAAATATCTGGTGCCATCTAAACTTATCCATGAATGTGTATCTCTAACTACACCAATAACAGTTTCATTAGGATTAGGTAAATATTCCCACCCTTTCCATCTCTCAGGTTTACCATAATGAAATCGTACAAATTGAGAATCTGTATAACGTCTTTGGTCACCTGCAGCGTAAGAAGAGTCTTGCTTGTCTATACCAGGTTGAAATTTTAAATCAGTTAATTGCATGCTGAGACATACTAAATTATTTCTTGTTTTGTGGCAAGAATTGAGTTCCTACATTGCCCTTAAAGACGTAAGTACCGTGATGATTTAATCCACTAATAATATCAGCATAGACTTTACCACCAATTTTCTGCCATAATCGACAAAAAGAATAATCTTCCGATAAATAACGTTTTGTTTCAGGCTCAATCATTGTATCAAAGAAAGCATAATTCCAATCGGATGTATCATGATAATTAAACTTTGTATCATGAGGTTGATTCAAATGTTGGTCAGATTTAAATTTTAATTCAGGATAAGCTTTAGCCATTTTTTCAAATACTTGTCTTTTTATCAACATAAATCCTGTAGCGCCGTCTACTACTTCTATAAATCCTTTTTTTACTTCAACCCGTTCAGGATTTTTTACACTTAAATTATATTCTAAAGAAGCCGCATGTAATTCATCTAAATCCACATCAGGATTATTTTGAATTCTTTTTTTTACTTTTCTCCAATCAATTGCTTTTCTAGGATAAACGCCTGTTACTACATCTTCATCCAAATCTAACATTCTAAAAATTGTTTTTTCACTAAAACCAATATCTGCATCTATAAATAATAAATGTGTATAACCACCTGTATCATCCATAAATAATTGAACTAATGTATTTCGCGCTCTCGTTATTAATGATTCATTTCCAATCGTACCAAATTGTAACTGAATATCATGTTTAGGTGCTTCATTTACTAAACGTAAACAACTTTTAAAATAATCGGCTGTAATCATTCCCCCATAACAAGGTGTTCCAATAAATACTTTATGTTTCACTATAACTTACCTCCAAATATTCTATTTTCTTTATCCATCCTCTAGGAATAGCAATTGCCCCACCCCCAGTCACATCTTCTTTATCTTTACTATAAGAGCGCATGATAACAATTCTTTCCTCATTATTTGTTACCATCCATCCTACTTCTTGACAAATTGCTAAATGAGCGTTGATAACATCTTTTATATCAAGCCACCCAGTTTCTGTATCACGAGCATCAACCCACGTTACTCTAACCATTGGAGTTTTATTAATATCAATCACTTTTTCTTATTATAAAATTCTTTTCTTTTCGCTGTTTCGGCATTACCTACTTGAGGGTCGCCTTCTTTTTTTATTAACTGAAGATTGAAATAAAAATATATCTCCTACTGTAGGAGAGTGTTGAAATTTATGACCACTAAATGTTGCTGCTTGACCATTAAACCAAGTAATATCTCCTACTGTTGGGTAATGGTCTTCTCTTGCATATTCTTCGGGTAAACTTTTAGGAACTCGTAAATAAAAAACGCCTGATAATTGTCCCTCGTGTATATGAAAAGGATTAAAGTCTCCCGCCCACTGGCTCACAGCCCACATTGATTCAATAACCATTTGACCTATAAACTCAGGACTAATTGTTTCATTCGCTGGAGGAATAGAAAGATAAGATTTAACCATCTCTCCCATTAAATGTATCATAGGTTGTGCTTCTTCTCCCCCTAACCATTCAGGATCAAAACGTGTTTCTTGTTTAACATTACCTGCTAAATGTGGTGCATGATCAAATTTTTTTGCATATTCTTTATCATTAAACATTTCAGATGCTTTATCATCCATTAATTTAACTAAAAAATCAGGCATCTTTCCTTTAACAATAGTAGGACCAAAAGGTCTAATAGCTTCAAATTTTAAAACTTCCTCTTTTTTCTTTGCCATAACTTCCTTTCTTGATATAATTTTTTTATTGTCATATAGCAATATTTTCCCTATAAATATAGAATAAAATTGGCTTCTTTCTCCAAGTCTCGCCTTCTTGCATTTTCAACAAAAAAACAGTTGCTATTAAAGGATTATGCATGATTGATGAACAATTTTTAGAAACAATTCCCCAATATGGTATTGGTGGTTTTGTTAAAAAGTTTTTTAAAAACGTAAAAAAAGTAGTTAAAAAGGTGGCTCCCATTGTTGGTGGAGGCATCGGCTTTATGATTGGTGGCGCCGCAGGCGCTGGTATAGGTTCAGGAATTGGTAGTCTTATTGCAGGAAAGAGTGTGGAAGAGTCTCTTGGAAATGCAATGCTTGGTTATGGTATTGGTTCAGTTGCAGGTTCTTTTGGTCCATTTAAACAATTTGCTGGAAAAGGTATTGGTGGAAAAATGGCTTGGAACCCTGCTGATAAAGGCAACCTATTTAATATATTTACAGGTGGAGGAACAGAAAATAAAATAGCAAATTTAGAAGCACAAAAAGCAGATTTACTAGCTCTTAACACTAATGAGTCTATAACTGCTGCAAATCAAATTGATACTGCAATTAATCAAATAAAAGTAAATGAGATTCTTAGAACTCAAGGTATAGGTGGAGGAGGAGCCTTAAGTGGTGGAACGCTTGGTAATGTTCTAATGGCAAGTTCTTTAGCAATGCCTGCATTAGCATATTATGACCAAAAAAAACAAAACGAAGATTGGGTGCCAGCTGACCCAATGGGATTAAATCAATTATATTATGAAGACCCTCAGGCTTATCAAGTAGCAGGTATGGGAGTTAATCCATATTATCATGAAGACCTTCAAAACTATTATGGTCTTCCTGTTGCAGATTTACCAAGTGACTTTATTCGTAGTCCATACGGAAACGAAGAGGTTAGGCATGCTCTTCTAGCCGCTGAGGGTGGTATAATTAAAAAAAGACATGAAGGTTCTTCTTTAAGAGGAGAATTTTCTGGAAGCCCTCATACAGAAGGACCTTTTTATAGAGGTGATGATGAAGGAACTTCCCCTAATGTCCCATATGATGAGATGCAAAAAGATCAAATGATGAGTTACTTAATGATGCAATTTAGTGAAAACCCTAGCGCTTTTGAACAGCGATACGGAAACGAAATGGCAGAATTTTTTAGACAAATAATGGGTTTTAAAACCAAAAAACAAGTAGAAAGCGACACAGGAGCTATCTTTGATGAAAACTCTTCAGAAATTATAGGTTACAATTTAGCGCAAGGCGGTGTAATTAATTTAGCAGATGGTTCACAACAATATTTTCCACGCAAAAATGGGCAAATAGATGGACCTGGAACAGGGACAAGCGATGATATTCCTGCAATGTTAAGTGATGGAGAATTCGTGTTTACAGCAAGAGCCGTTCGGAATGCAGGTGGAGGAGATAGAAGAGAAGGTGCAAAAAGAATGTATCAAGTAATGAAAAATTTAGAAAAAGGTGGTAACCTGTCTAGGGAAACAAGAGGAGTAGCATAATGGTTGAATATAGTCCGTATTATACAGGAGCAGAACAAATTATGAGGGAGGCTCCTGATATTGAAGCACGTAAACTTGGGCTTATAGATACAGCAAAAGCTCTGACCGAAAAAGGTTATACTCTTCCTGATTATATTTTAGCAGGGTTAACTCAAGATCAAAAAGATGCCTTTGCACTCCAACGAGCAGGAATAGGAGGTTTTCAACCTTTTATGACTCAAGGTGCTCAAGCGCTAACAACGGGGTTAGGTACAACTGCTCAAGCAGTTAGTGATCTTGGTCAATTAGGTGGAGCACCTACACAAGCACAACTTGATGCTTACATGAACCCTTTTCAACAATCCGTTATTGATGCAACAATGACCGAACTTGATAAACAAGGGGCTTTATCCCAACAACAATTAGCACAAACAGCACAACAAGCAGGTGCTTTTGGTGGTTCGCGTTTCGGGGTTCAACAAGCGCAATTAGGAGAGGGCTTACAAGACGCTAAAGCACGTGCTTTAGCACAATTAAATTTACAAAACTTTGGACAAGCACAAGCAGGTGTTCAAAATCAATTAGAACGTGAACGAGCATTAGCTTTAGGGGCAGGAGCCTTAGGTGCACAACAAGCACAACTTGGTCAAGGATTTGCAGGTTTAGGTGCACAACAACAAGCACTAGCCTCACAAGATGCGTCTAATCTTCTTGGAATTGGGGGATTACAACAACAATACGCACAACAAGAAGAAGATATTAAACGACAAAATTTAATGCAAGGAATTATGACACCGTATCAACAATTAGGTTTTTACAGTGACATTTTAGCAAGAGCGCCAACAACACAACAAACTTTAAATGTTTCTCAAGCAGCGCCTATTAGTCCATTACAAGCGGCTATTGGAACAGGTGTGGGGGCTATTTCAGGTATTGCTGGGCTTAAAAAATTAGGAGTAGTATAAAATGAGTGTATTAAAAAGACCAATGTTTAGAAGACCCTCAGCATTACCACCTCTAAGAGGTCCAATGCCTGTGGTTCGTGAGACGTA